ATAGATATGTTCAACTGGTGCACTGCCGACGGTTAAACGCAATCTAATGTGTTCGATATCCTGAACACCAACTACAAACAGTGTGTATCGGCCGTAAGCAGGAGTATTTTCTACTTCGTTGCCGTAGAAGAATCGTGTATTTTCGTGGCCTTCTCTATTCATTCTTGTTCCTGTTCCAGTTGATTTAATGCTGACTCGTCTAATTGTATACTATCATTGGATACGGTGTCAATCTCAGATTCTTCTATATCAAACAATGCGTTGAATTGGCTGTGTGCATTTTTGGCTTTGTCACCTTTGAATCCACGTGTGCCAACAATGTCCATCCAATAACGGTCGTAGTGTTCAATTATGGTTTCGGCTTCGACCCTATTAGGTGTGGCGAAAATAGCATCAACAATGTCTTTGAACATGGCGTGATCGCCTGTTCTTCCTTTGGTACCTTGATTGACCATCATGGTGGGATAATTGCCATTATCAAACTCTCTGTTGGCACGTTGCACCGACTCAATATGAGTCCACACATTGTGACCCATCAACAAAGCATAGCTGAAACTGTCCCAGGAAGTCTTACCTTCTTTGCCAATCTTGTTTAGATCACCGGGCTTGTAGATACACACATCTTTGATCTGCATTCTTGCACTGATAGGCGATTCATCAAAGTGATCTACTAGGCCATCTTGCAATACTGCATCTCTATAACTTCTAGTGTCTGCGCTGTATTTTTTATCATCCACAATGGGGCTCATTCTATAACACCATTTGCCGTTTTGTGGCAGATCTATATGATGATACACTTGACCATTGGCAGTGGCCAAGAATGGGCTGGCACAATCAAAAGAGATAGTAAAGTTGGGATTAACATACTTTCTAATGGCTCTTTGAATCACAGTGAGTAGCACAGCCCATTCCAACTTGGATGTGCCCAAAAAGTGCATCCAGTCATGCACACCTTCCTGTAACAGATTGTCGTGTCTCAGTGCTACCAGGCGTTTTAACACCAAGTGCACATCACACATGTTCTGTCCACCCATGGCCCAACCATTGAAATGTTTGTCAGGATATATAGCAGGATCGCAATACTGCTTCATGTCTTGATACCAACGTTCGGCATCAGCATGATTGGCACCTTGCAACACATTGAGAATCTTCATGCCGCCATTGGCTACACCTTTGCGATTGTTCATCCAATATTCATTGTTGAACTTGGTAGCATCCACAGCTTGCTTTAGAGTTCGAATTCCACAGGCTTCACCGGCTTTTTTGTCATGTATGACCCAGGTAGGAATATCCAAGGTCATACCATAGTCACAGATGCCATCCAACCACTTTAACACTGCTTCTCTGCGCTTTTGTGCTCGGGGACAACCTGAGTTGGCCTTCCAGTCACCTTCCCACAGGCCTTTGGCAATCTGGAATCCACCAGAATCGCCCAGCATGAGTGTGCCAGGTTCTCTAGCTCGTACCATGTCTTCGGATGCATCGGGTTTGTTGAGATCCAGGTTGGCATGACCACCTGAATACAAGCTCCAACGATAAGGAAACAGGGCCTGCTGACTGTTGAGCCAGTTCAACATTTCCATATCCTGGATGCCAGCAGGCATGCGAGCAGGATCCACATAGGGACCTTGCCGTTGCTTGCCTACAAATGTGGCATAGAATCCCGATATAGCCGGCAAGAATACCGCATAGTCATTTTGTTTGGCAGTGAGATTGTCTTGTAACATTTTTATTATCTATTTAAAAATCCAGTTATATTGCAGGTCCACTTAGGTTCAATACCTATGTTGGCAGCTACATGTATTGTGCCAGGTTGCCATACAACAACATCACCTTGCCTCCAATGTGTTAACACAGAATTTTTTACTTGCAACACGTGACCTATTTTCCAATCTTCAAGGAATAATAAAAATCTCCAGATAGGTCGTGTGTCGTTAGAGTATAATCTAGACAGCATAAAAAAACGATCAATATGCCACGGTAACACCTGTCCAGGATCTTGTCTAGTTACCGTTGCAATAGCATGGTCAAGCGGCAGTTGATCAATGATCGTTTGTTCCCAGTCAAATGTCATTTTTGGATTAACATTTGTGGTTTTCCAAATTATAGTATTATGTTCAGTATACCCATTTTTTTTATATTCTTGTGTTATTTTTGACAAGTCGTCTTGATACCCAGTATCTTCTAAAATGCTTTTACTGCAAGTTGTATCTTTGACTACTTGTTCTAAATCATAGGCTACACGATACCATGGCAAATTAATTTTGCCACAAAATACAAAGTCGTCATCAAACTGCTTGTTGAAGTTCATCAGTTATACATACCCTATAAAATCCATTACGATAAAACTGTTGGTGATCAACTGAATTGCCGATTGCCAATGTCAAAGTATTACTAGGTATTAAATTAAGTTGTTGGCAAATTTCTTTTTGATGGCATAGATATTTGTCTATAATCCAATCATGAGAAAATTGATTCATCAACTTGATGCCAACACTAGTAGATACACGATTATAAATCTTTAGATCACTACATGATTGTAACAGATCATCGTGAAATTCTCTAGTCAATCGTAAACCTAATCTTAATTGTGCCACAAATGGTTTGCTCAAACTCACAGTAATATCGGTAATACATGGATGGGTCATATTAAATATTAACCCATGACTAATACCGTAGTAAGCAATATCGACAAGAACAGGAACATTGTGTCGGGCACAATCTAACATAAGCAGATCAAAATGTTCAGGCTCATTACCAGTGCCCGAAAACGGCAAACTAATAACTACAGCATCGCCCGGTTCAATTGGTCCTGATTCCAATATTGCATGCGCCGCATGAGCATGGTTACTTATAATTTTACTAGCAACAAACTCTGCTTGACTATACCGTATTCTACGACTACGAATGTGTCGATGAATAAATGATTGGATACTATCCATGGTGCCAACACTGTAGGCTCTATGAGGATATTGTTCCAATCCTACAATGGTATTACGATTGCTACTAGTTAACCATTCAACAAAACAATTTGTATAGTCTTCGGTTTTCCAAGCGTCAAGCGAGACTTGATCTGCATCAACTTCTTTTAATAATTGGAATGATGTTTCTTCTACAACCAGGTCGCCCAAAGGCTTATGCTGAACGATCATTTGCTTTGCAACCCAAGTCGTGTGTGTTCTACTAAGTCTAGTAAATGATCTATCATGTGTAATTTCTCCTATGTGTCATTATTTCACCAAATTATGTATTAAAAAGCATAATCTTTTTGCTCGGCAGTGAGATTGTCTTGCATTATTTTGTAAGTGCTAGTAGTATATAATTGTAGGTGGCCAAGCCCGAGTCTACAGTGATCCTAGCACATCCGTCGTCACTGATGCTGAATGCTTTGTCACCGGAAAGGCTCAAGATATTGATCACTGTTTTGATAGGATAGCTCCATGCACGTTTGAGTTGTGTGCTTACACCAGGGTGGAACACAAAGCTACCTGCATGTGTGGAATGATCGCCAAACAAGAATTTCAAATCACCATTTTCAGTTTTGACTTGAAAGCTGGTCTCTTCGGAGTGTGCCTGTGCCTGCATCCTCAATCGTTGTATGGCCAACACAGTGGGTTCAAATGTGAGATGCCAGGTGACACCTTTGAACTTGGGTGTCTTGACCTGTTGATCAACCACACCCGATGCCATAAATCTGTAGTTGTTTTTGAAGTCTCCAGACACATTTTCAAAATCAATACCGTCGGGTTCGCCTGTGGCCTTGTGTGTGACTGTGAGTTTGCCACCTTCTCGGTAGGCTTCAAGATTTAACAAAATTTTCAATTTGCTCAAGTTAGGCATGCCAAATGTGCCCACAAACTTGGTTTCTGGCACTGTGAATTTGGCATCCAACACCACTGATTGGTCAGTGGCTACTCCTACCACTGTGGTATCATCGGCAGTGCCTACAATTTTGATCAAGTCAACACAGCCTAGATCATGTGTGTGTTCTACCAAGTCTAATAAATTATCTTTCATGTATAGTTCTCCTGTTGTGTATTATACGAGTTGTATTTAGATTTTGCAAGTTATTTGTGATTTATTTTTGCCAAAGTTTGGCCGCCGCGTAGGCTTTCTAGTTGACCCGGGCGTTTGAGTTCTACCCAAGTGGTAGGGCCGTCACTGATCTTGAAATCTAATTCATAACCAAGATTTTGTGCGTAGTTTATAATTTGATTGCCGGGTGTGTAATAGGCCGAGCACTGATCTACCAACAGTATGGCTCCAGATCGATCGCAGTCATTGATTGTAAAAGCCATGATACCACCGGGTCGTAGTTTGTCATACATGATTTGAATGTCCTGTTGTATTACTTCCATGGGCTTGTGATCAAAATAATTGTAGGCCATGCACAATGCTAGTTGATTGTTTGGCAATGATGTCAATGCGTCAGGACCTGAATAAAATCGAAGTCTACGCTGGTATACCGCATTGAATCGATTTTGCGTAGGCTCAAACAATTCTGGATAGTCATCTATCACATACAAAGGATCATTGGCTACCATGTTATCAATTAAATCTTCTTTGCCAGGTCTAATAATAACAGCAGGATAATGCCAATCACTGTAGGCCATGAATCTCATTTGCAACAATTGTCGAAAATCTTCTGAGACCGCAATAGATGCGGAAAACACCCTTTCTATAAATGTGTTCAATGCTGCAGCTTTCATTTCTGGAGTCTTACGCCGAGCCATGATATCCACATAAAAATCTTCATTAACTGCTCTTTGTTCGGCATCCAAGGCATCACATGTGTTTTGATAACGACTAGTGCTTTCTGAAAACCTTGCAGGTTCTAATACATGTATTAATTCTTGCACATGTTGATGAGTCACACTCATTGTAGAATCAAAATCTAACAAACTATTTTGTAAGTCTTGATATTTTTTTAAAACATTGTCAACAATATCTTTACTGGTAAAAGATTGAGTTTGCATCAAGTGCAAAATTTTACGCAACTCTGTGGCAATCTCTCGATGAACAGAATTGGTAGAACAATTTACCAATTCATTTCGGAATGTAACTAGTTCTTTAAGATCCATTATGACCAATCAAATAGTGTTTGGAAAGTATTTTCTGTGTTGGTGGCAGCGCCCAAATCCCAGTCCAACACACCCAGCAAATTGTCAATCTTTTGATCTACCACTGTGGCTTCCATTTCAGCATTGTCAAAAGGCAAGTCTTTGAACCACTGTGGCAAGTGCATTTCGTCTGTGGGATAACCTATGCTGGTCCAACCCAGTGCATTGGGTTTGAGTTTGCACACAATGGTCTTCATACCATCCACAATGGCCATGCTGTAATTGTCACTGTTCATTTTCTTCATGGCATTCCAATTGATAGCAGCTCGCACATGACCTGGCATGTTGGCTCTGCCCAGTCGTTCTTCTTCCTTTTGATATTTGGTCAAATTGTTCACACGTTTGGGTGAACCTTTCTCCCAACCTGGGCGTTCTGCAAACTCATACTTGAACTCTCTAATGCGCTCTACTATGGCCTCACGTTCGGCACCACTCAACACACTGTTTAGAATTTCCAACAAGAAGTCTTGAATTACCTTGGGTGTGTCTGATCGTTTCAAATCCAGGCCCATGGCCTTGGTCTTGCCAGGCTTGCCGTTGACATCCAGACGTTTGCCTTCTAGGTCAATAATGTTGACTGCATAGCGTTTCTTGGTGATGAACAAACTGCGATCAGCTACCAGCTCTCTACCAGCTCGGATCAGTTCGCCTGCACCTCTGGGACAATGAAAAGCAGATTCCATAAATGCTGGAAAACTTTGATTGACCTGTTCTGCAATGGAGTCATACAAGGCAATACAAGTTTCTTTTGACCACTCCATGGCGCCAGATTCCACTTCTTTCTTCAACACTGGCCATGCAGAGAAATAACATGAGTCTGTGTCACCGTAGATAATGGCCTCGCCCACATGGTCATACTTGCCAGTGATACACTCATTGATATAGGCATCCATGTGTCTGGCAATGGCTCGTCCTGTGAGTGTGGTTGATTGACCAATCCTGTGATCAAAGAATCTACAACCAGGATTCAAAATAGCACCATACAACGAATTCAAGTTAATCTTCTTGACCAGTTGTCGCTTGTCCCAGAATGCTTCTTCTTTTTTGTCCCGGGCTTCTTTTTTCTTGGCCTGCATCTCTTTGCGTTCTGCATACCAACGTTCCAGCAAGCCTGGAATAATACCCTTGCGCTCATAGGTCACAATGGTACCATTGGCAGTCAGCATCCAAGGTTGATTTGAGTCAAAGATCATGCTCCAGATTTCAGCAGCACTGTGCACAGTTTCATTGCTGTCTTGCCAGTCAATGGTGATCTCTGTGCCACGTTGTTGTTCCATGACTGCTGTGTATTCCAAGCTGCCAAACAAACCTTCCCAGGCCATGGCAAAACTGCTTTTGTTGTCGATCTTTTCTTTGATATATCTGTCAGTCATCACAGGACGCAGTTGTCCCACAATGGTTTCTGGTCCCATGTTCAAGGCACGAATAGCTGATGGATACAGTGAGTTGATGTCCACAGATCCAATCCACTCGTGTATGCCCTTCTTGGGATAGGCCACATAGGCACCTGCGGCCTGTGTGTCATCATCGGTGAGTCGTTGTTGCCGATTGGGCACAACCATGCCACGTTCGTGTGCTTCGTTGATAATGGCCTGTTCGGTCACTGCCACTGCACCCATGGTGGTCTGTAGTAACACAGTATTGGCATGTGCCAGTTCATTGGCCAGATCCAGGAATCTCAACTTCTGATCCAGTTTGTGTAATAGCAATGTATCTTGACGATTGTATTCCAAGAATGTTTTGAAGTTTTGATTGTAGAGTTGATCCAGTGTGCCTTCAAACTGTGTTTTGCGCTCGTCCAGTTCATATTCACCAATGGCATCCAAGCTGTAACTGTGTCGCTCTTCATAGGTATATTTGCGATACAGTTGCATGTAATCCATGTGCACACGACCTATCAAGTCATAGGTTTCATTTTCGGCACCAAAGCGTTCAAATACACGTTTCTTGGGATACTGATTCCACAGGCAAAATCTGCGTGTGTCATCTCTGCTGAGCACTCGTGTGACACGATTCACAGTATAGGGAATATCATAGCCTTCTGAGTTCCAACCTGACAGTGCATCTGCGTCTTCAATGAGATCCAGAAATGTTTTCAGCATTTCTTCTTCATGTTCAAACAACATGCAATTTTCAAACTCGCCTGCAATCTCTTGTGCAGTATCCCAAGTCATGTGTCTAGGTGGCACTGCCAAGGTGACCAGTTGATCCAACCAAGACAGATACAGACTGATTGCAGTTATGGGATTGAATGGATCTGTCACAGGCGAGAATCCACGCTCAAGATCAAACGCTACCTCAATGTCGAAAAACGCCACGTTGAGTTCAGGAGCATCCTGTCCAATGTAGTTTTCACTGAGGCATCTAAACACAGGATTGATATCGCTCTCATAGAGATTTTTACCTGAGTGCGCACGAACTTCCTTGCGAAACTCTTTGTTGTTGCGTGTGCTGAATCTTGACACTGGTGTGCCATAGATGCTGGTAAACTTGCCGCGAGCATCATCATAGTAAAAGATGTAGTTGGCCGGATACTCGCGATACTGTCGTTCGCCGTTGCGTCGCTCAACCACGTGTATGCGGTCATGCTCTCTGTCGTATAATGCGTCAATGTAACTTATAATAATTCTCCATTAGCCAACATTATACAACAATCACAGTGTTTTTCCTACTGTTTCCAAGATTGTTTCCAATAATTCGTGATCTTGTTTTTCTTTTCCAAACTCTGCTTTGTGTGCTAATTTAATAGCTTTCTTGAGAATAGAAGGTTTGATTTCCAGTTCTTCAGCAATGGCCTTGATAGTGTCATTGAGTCCGCCTTGCAGGGTTTCGATTTCCTCTGTTACCTGCATGCCTTCATTGATGATTTGCATAAGTTTGATCTTTTGATCGCCGTTAAAAGTTTTGTCTGACATAAGTTCTCCTGTAATGCTGCATTTTACTACGATTTTTACAATAAAGCAAGCAAGTTAGAGTAAGTGACTATAATTATAAACTGGAAATAAATTTTTGGACATTGCGGTGATTTATCAAACTTTCCTGCACGAAGTAAGTTCCGCTGAGAATATGATCTCTGTTATGTTGATTGCTGTCATAAGTTGCAGATTTTAAAAATTCCAAAGGCATATCATTTATAGAATCCAAACAACTCAAAATTGCGTCAATCCTATCTATATCTCCAGCAATTTGATCAAAGTCACAGTTCCAAGGATATTCAAATTTAAAACCCTGTTGCATTAAATTTTCATAACTTTTGTATTGACCCACTGGTAATAGTGCAGTTCCTGACAACAAGCACTTCCAGGTTTTTTCAGTAAAGAAAGGACCTGGAAGTATGTGTGATCCTTGATCAGTTTGTTGGTAAGAATTATTTACACTTTCATTGGAACAATTGATTACACAGTCTGAGTAGGCTGACCAATTGTAAGAAAGATTATTTAATGGATTATTAACAAAGATTTCAGTGGGACAAATTTTAAGATCAAAAAAAGTTGATTTGATATAGTCTATCAATTGGTCAATCTTGTGATTTCCAGTGTAATTCAACAGATACAAATCTTCTTGTTTGCCCAACACTC